GACCATGATAACCTCGTCCACGCCGAGAAGGTAAGCGTACAACGCCGCCTGCAAAGCGTAATACTCAGGAATGTCATCGACCCAATCCTCTATGCGTTTGCTCGTCTTCATTTCGAGGACGGTGGTCGGCTTCCCTTCCTTATCCACCAGAAGGTAGTCCCAACTACCACCAAGGACTTTCTGATCGGGGAAGAAATCGCCCCATGTACGCTGGAAATAGTTCTCTCCAAACACATCGGTGGGGGTAATAAGGTTGCCCATCATGTAGGCTTCCTTCATGTACTGAGCCTGCTTCGGCTCCGTGAGTTTACCTGCAATGGTGTAGATGGTGTCCTCGAAGGGTTCTTTGTAAGTGCGAGTAACATCGCACCAAACCGTAAAAGGTGAAGACCACGGATTTAGGCCGAGAATTGTTGCGAACCTCGTACCTGTGAGTTTGCGAGGTTTCTTTGGCGGGGTAATCTGAATACGATTACCTTCAAGCCATTTGATTTCGTTCATTTGTGTACCTCCACTTATAACCCAATGCTGTTTTAGTTCGCCCTTTAAGGCAAATTACAATGCTGGTTCTTTCGCCGCATAAGACTCTGGCGGCTTCTGTCGCAGATTTCCAACAGCGAATGAATTGACCATCAAGCGTAAGTTGGTCGATGGGAACGGACTTAGCGTTTGAGTTTAACTCACGCTTACATTCTTCAGAGCAAACTCTTGCCCGCTTTCGATGGTTGTACGGAGGGGTGAATACCTTGCCGCATACCGCACATACCTTTATATCGGGGTATCTTCGATTGTGAATGCGAGCGTGTTCCGCTATACTCATGAGTTCAAGATTTTCGAGGCGGTTGTCAAACTTATTACCGTTCTTATGATGAACAACTTCATTACGCTGTAACTTTCGCCCTAAGTGCTGTTCCATAACATAACGGTGTTCGTCAATATTTACGCCGTTGATTTTCAGCTTGCGATACGAAGATTTATAATCCTCGTCAGCCACGGTTCTCTGCCCCATATCACTTGTCCGCTGTCATTTCGTAGCCAGCCAGCATATCGTTCACGCCCTCGATCAGAGCGTCACACTTGTCGGCTTCGATCTTGGAGAAGCCCTCGGTCTTCATGGCGATGGTCTGCACGAACTGTTCCTGCTCTGCGTCAATATCCAAGAGCTTTTTCAGCAGACCTTTCAGTGTACCGACCTGTTCCTTGGTAGCCGCACCAGCAGGAGCGCCGGTCAGTTCCTTCTTGATCTCCTGACGCTGTGCAGCGGTCACAGGGAGCTTCTTGGTGACGGTTGGAGCGGAAGCGGGAGTCATGTCAAACTCGCCGCTGTCGATACTGTCATGCTCCACAATGTCCAAAACGAGCTGCCACAGGTAGCGGCGAATGTAGGTGATAGAGCTGCCGGTCGCCTGCATTTCGTTTGTGACCTGATTGCCAGCGTTGGACACGATGGGGGCGATGGGGGTGTACGGTGCAACAAAGTCAATGAAGTCCTCACGGTCATCGACATTGTAGACACGGGCGGTCGCCTTGTCGCCGTACATGGACGGAACCATCATCAGACCGATTTCAAGGAAAATCTGCTCGGCCTTGGGAACAATGTCCGCCAGCTCGAAATACTTATATTCGAGCTTCATGTGCTTGCCGCTCTTGTCCACGCCCGCTTCGAGGAAGCGCACACGGGCAAGCTGCAACTTCTGGAACACATTCATGGTGGAATAATCCACCGCCGCAGTCTCAGCGGCTTTCTTGGTAGTAGCCATATTTATACCTCCAACATTTCTAATAATTTTTTCTTGATGGAATTGACTCTGCGGGTATTTCGCTTGGGTGGCTTCTCTCCGAGGAAATCTCGAACATAACGCCGTGCCAGCCGGATATACCAGTCACGGTCAACCACATCAATCGTCAGGTGATTGTCGTTGTCTACGACACATTTTGCGGGGAGTCCAGCAATCTTGACGGGATTACCAGTGCCAAGGTGAATTTTGTAGAGGGTTCCGCACCGATGGTCTTCCGTGGCATATACCCGGTTGACCTTCTGTACGACCTCCATCTGACCGTCTACCTCATGGAGAGCGTCACCGTATTTACTCCCGGCCTTGGCGACCAACTGGAAGTCCAGCAGGCGGTCGCAGCTCATGATGGTATCTTCGACCGGGATACCGTAGGCCAGATAATCCTTGACCGCCTTGGCAACCACGCAAGCGTTATTGTTGATGTTGAACGCTCCTGCCGGGGCAATTCCCCGAACGAGAACGCCGCCCTTGATTTTAGGGTCGCCCTCGAAGGGAACTTCGACATAATTGTTCACATCTTTCTGACAGATCATCTTGATAAGGTCTTCCTCTAACTCAAAGCCGGTTCTGTCCTGCCACTCCTGCGTGATTTTCTGATACACGGGAACATCGCAGTCATCAAGGCTGACCATGATACCATCAGTGTTGAGCTGAATGATCTTCAAGGTGGGACAGTCCTGAACAAGATGTTCCGCCATTTCGAGCAACTGCAACTGGCCTGAGATACAGACCGAGCGCCCCATAAGCGGGTCATACAGGTCGTTGTAGCGGTTCAGCATAGCGCCGTAGGTGGTGTTCAGCACCAGCTTCAAGGCGTTTGCCGTAGCCTTATCACCAGCCCTCTTTGCCTTAACACGCCGCTCAATAGTAGCGGCATACACATCAGGAGAGGGAATATTTCTGCTACAATAACCGTTCAAGGTCATCTGGTGTGGATAGTAGCTTGCAACATCTTTGTTGCGGATAGAGCGGGTTTCCGTGGCTTCCTCTCGGTAACATGGGATAGCTCCGTGAATACCGCCATAGGCGATGGTGCAAGGACAGCCGCCTACCATCAGATCGAGCTTTTCCTTGAACACCACTTCGTCAGGAATACTCTTATCCTTCAACCGTTCGAAGAAGTCGAACACTTCCTGCGGAATGTACTGACGAAGCAGCTTCGGCGGATACTGGTATTCCCGCTCGTCATAGTGCGGTTTCTGCTCTGCGTCAAGGTAAGCAGCGGTCAGCTTGGCGTTGGTCATGTAGAGGGCTTTTGCGGGATACAGTCCCTTTTCACGACCCAGCGTGAGCTTGCTGGACAGGTAGCCTTGACGAAGATCGTCCAGCCTGTCGGTTGCGTCAACATCGTGTCGGCAGTAAAACTCGACTTCTCGCTTCTCGTCCTCAGTCAAGGGGCGGTCGATATTGAACGGAACAGTGGTTTCACGAATGTCCATTCCGAGGTGCGCTTCGATTGCTTTTAAGGACAAACCCATCTGGCAATCGTCCATAAGGTCATATTGATCGAAGAAAATCCCGC